ACATGAAGTTTCATGGGATGGAGGAAATACATTCTATGATAAAACAAGTGATGTAACATCTAGTGGTAATAATTATTCTTTTAAACACGATGATAAAACTAGTGCTGGAACTTATAGGATGGCTATAAGAGTTACAACTTCAAGTGGAGAAACAGTAACAAGTAATATATTTACTGTAACTATAAATTCAGGAGTATCAGTAGATACTTATTATACTGTTAAATATAACTTAAATAATGCTACTAGTTCTAATTCAAACACAACTGTTAAAAAGGGTTCTAGTTATTCTACAACTATCACTCCTACAAGTGGTTATAGAATAACTAAAATATATTGCGTAATGAATGGTGATGACATAAGTAATTCAACTGTTAATGGTAATAATATCAATATACCTAATGTTACAGGAGAAATTAATATTACTGTATATACAGAAGCAACTGGTGGAAGTACAGATACTTATTATACTATAGCTTATAATTTAAATAATTCAGTAAGTAGCAATACTAGTACATCTATTAAAAAAGGCTCTAGTTATCATACTGTTATTACTGCCAATGCAGGTCATAAAATAACTAGAATTCTATGTACAATGGGTGGTGTAAATATAATTGATAGAGATGGTACGAGTGGTGATATCAGCATAGCCAATGTTTCAGGTGATATTACTATTTCTATTACAACAGAAGCAATTGGAGGAAGTACAGATACTTATTATACAATAAGATATTCTTTACATGATGCTACTAGTTCTAATACAAGTACCTCTATTAAAAAAGGTTCTAGCTATTCTACTACTATTGCCCCTGAGAATGGTTATAGAATAACTCAAATATATTGTGTAATGGGTGGCACTGATATAAGTAGCTCAGCTGTTAATGGTAATAATGTCTACATAGGCAATGTTACAGGTGATGTGAGTATTTTAGTAAATACAGAAGCAACTGGTGGAAGTACAGATACTTATCCTGTAACTTATACTCTATTTGAATCAACAAGTACTAATTCAGCTACAACTGTTAAAAAAGGTTCTAGTTATTCTACTACTGTTGCTCCAAAAAGTGGTTATAGAATAACTAAAATTTATTGTGTAATGGGTGGTACTGATGTAAGTAGTTCAACAGTTAGTGGAAACAATATCAATATACCTAACGTTACTGGTGAAATTTATATTACAGTATATACAGAAGCGATTTCAGGCACTAAGGTTTATACAGTAACTAGAAATGTAACTAATTGTATATCAACAGGAAGTGATACTTTAGATACTTCAATAACTACAACATTCCAAAGCATAGTTGCACCTAATGAAGGATATACATTAAAAACTTTAACTGTAAGTATGGGTGGAGTTGATTATACTGATGGACTTGGTGTTATAACAGATGTGGAATGGGAAGGAAAATCTGCTAAACAAATAACTATTGAAAATGTACATGGAAATATAGTTATCAATGCAGTTGCTGAAAAAGAAACTACTAAACCTGATATACCTGATACACCAATTGTAGATGATACTTTAGAAATATTACCTTCATGCACATATATTGATATTGCTGAAGGTGGAAATAAAACAATATACTTTAAATTATCAAATAAACCTACATCAAGTACAACTATAAATATTACTTCATCATCTTCTTATTTGACACTTTCTACAAGTCAATTAACTTTTACTGCTGATAATTATCATATTGCTCAATCTGTAAACGTAACTTCTATTAGTGATAACAATAAAACTGATGATGTATATAATATAACTGTATCAGCAAATGGCTTAACAAGTAAAACAATAACAGTAGATGTTATAGATAGTGCTAATAGTAATTTTGAAGTAATTTATGACAATGGTACTTTAGTGGAAGGTGCTTCATTTACATTAAATAATGCAGTTAATTATGGAAGTTATATAAGTACAAATCAAAGTCAAGATGTTAGTGTTGCTATAAGTAATCATCCATTAACTCTTAACAAAAATGATAAAGTACACGTAGTTTTAGGATTAGGAACAAGTGACCCATCATCAATTTATTCTTTACGTAGTTTAGTTTTAGGTGATGGTTCAGCTAATAATATAAGTAATTCTAATATGATTAATGAGGTGCAAATAAATGAAGCGTTATCTAGTGATGGTAAAGTAGATACTTATTGGACTATTGCTGGTAATTTATCAAACATAACATTGACATTCACATGTTATTTTGCACGAGTTAATATTTATAAAATTTATATAGAAAGAGGGAAATAAGTATGGCAAATACAATAAATTCTACTAATAATCTCACATCCACAAAAATACCTGAATTATATATTAGATATTTCAATCCTAAACAAAAAATTAATGAAACGATAAGTATTAAATATTATGTATCTGATAGTACTCAAGCTGAGTATTTAAATAAAGATGATAGTAAAAGTTTTACAACTATTGTTAAAATAAATGATAAGTCATATTCTAAAACCACTAAAGCAGGAGAATATTCAATAGATATAGGTTCAATTGCTACTACTGGAGAAACTTATTTTAGTATTCAAACCATAGACAATAATGGGGTAGCAAGTATTGAACAATTTTTTGATATACTAATAGTTAATGATACATATAATCAAGTAAATAATTATAATATGACAACTGCTGATTTATCTACATATAATATTACTGTTGGTGAAACTGCTAGTATATCACAAGCTAAAACAAATAATACAGGATTGAACAACTTGTTTAAAGCAGTTAAAAATAATGGTCATAATAAGATTACTATGCTAAATAAAGTTTATATGTTAGATTATCATTCTGATAAAGTAGTTTTACCTGACCATTTCACAGTAGATATGAATGGTGCTACATTCAAAGCAACACAATGTAATGATATCAATGTATCAAATTTAGTAGATTTAAAAGATTGCTTTGATGCTCATGTTAAAAATGGTAAGTTAATTGGTAACTATGATGGATTTGATTTTGAAGCAACGAAGACTAATACTAATTATAATATCCCTGGTGAAGGATTAGCAGTGGCCGAAATTAATGGGGCAAGATATTCATCTTTTGAAGATATGGAAATGGGATATTCAGTTGGTTATAACTTAGGTGTATTTGGAGGTAAATTAGCAGGATATGTAGGTACTCCTGGTCAGTTAGCTTTTCCGAATGCATATTATATAAATGAACAAGGTAATACAGTTAGTAGTACTACTATGAGTACAACAGAATTAATTGATATTTCAACATTATTGGATAGAGGCGAAATACAATGTAACGTGTACCTAGGATATGGAGGATTGGCTTTAAATAAAGCTGAATTGTTTTTCCATTTTTATGATAATAATTCTGCATATAAAACAACAATAAAAACAAGACAATATCAAGTAGTTAAAATACCAAATGGTTCAAAATCTATGAGAATTACTGGTTTCACTCCAACTACAACATCATCAGGTATGACAATATGTCATACAGGTGGGGCTACAAATTGTGAATTAATTAATATAAAATCACATAATACAAGAACGTGTGCAATGCATCCGGGAATTTATAATCATTTACTTATAAAGAATTGTTCATTCAACTATGTTGCTGATGAAAATGAATATAAAGTAACAAAATTAGCTTTGGATTTTGAAGATGGATATGAGAACGGTAAAAATTTATTTTTCATAAATAATGAAGTTTATAATGGAACATCTGCTTTAACAATTCAAAGAGGTTTCAATTGCAATGTTATTAATTGTAGAAATTTTGGATTAGACTTAAGAGGACATATAAAAGGAGCAAACATTAAAAATAATTTCTTCAATGATGGAAGTATTTATACAACTAGTTTTGATTCACAATCACATTTAAAATTGGACAATAATACATTCTTTAAAACATTGAAATTCTTAAAATGGGATAATACTGGAAATTATTCCACTGTTGGATTAACTAAATTAGATTGTAAACAAAGTTATCAAAATAACTCTAATATCAATGTAATAATTGATAAAGCAGTTGAAAGTGGAGGAGGAACTACTCCTGAAACATTAACTATAAGTAATATATCCAACATAACACAATCAGAAAAAACAGAATTTTACATTGAATATAGCACAAATATAGCAGTAGTAAAACATGAAGTTTCATGGGATGGAGGAAATACATTCTATGATAA